AAAGATAAAAATGTTTTTTGACCAATTCCAGCAGCTTCCGGCATGGTTTACAAATCTTTGGATCCTTGTCGTGGCGAGTATTTATGGTATAAAGGGTACACAAATTTTCAAAGGAGGAAAAAAATAATGGCTAGTAAATTTATAAGAGGAATTTTTAAAAAAATAACAGGTGGTAAAACATCTCCAACTATTAAATCAGTAAAACCTAACGTTGGTAACTTAAAAAAGAATCAAGAAACTTTTAGTAAATTTAAAACAACTACTGATAAATATGTTACAGCAGCTAAAGAAAAAGGTTTTAAAGATTTAGCTAAAGAGCTTAGAAGATCAGGTTCTAAATCATTACAAAAATCAGATAAGATTTTAAGAAAAAATAAAAGAATAGGTAAAATGGGCGGCGGAATGATGGATAATAGAATGGGTTATTCAAAAGGATCTAAAAAAGGTAAAGTGCCTACAACATCAAAAGAAAAAGCTTTTGGAATGTTATCTGTAAAAAAAGGTTTAGATAATAATAAAAATATTACTTTTACTGATAAAATAGCGGGGGCGAAAAAATCATAATGGCTAAACTCTGCGCAAAAGGCAAAGCAGCCGCTAAAAGAAAATTCAAAGTATACCCTTCAGCATATGCAAACATGTACGCATCAGGTGTTTGTTCAGGTAAAATTACACCAGGTGGAAAAAAAGGTAGCCGTAAAAAAGCTATGGGTGGTGGAATGATGGATATGCCAAGAGCATCATATAAACACGGCGGTTCTTGTAAAGCTATGAAAGGAAAAGGAAACGCTTACGGAAAAAATTCATAATGCGTACACACTTTTCAAAAGGTGGATTAAGACAATGGGTAGCCGAAAAATGGGTGGACATTGGAGCGCCGAAGAAAGACGGGAAGTATCAGCCTTGCGGGAGAAGCAAAGGCTCAAAGAGGAAATATCCAAAATGCGTCCCACTTGCAAAAGCCACACG